GATACATCAATATCTGTTGACTCAGACGCAACAAGTTACCTTAATGTTGGCGACATCATTGAGTTTTCTACAACTGGTGCTGGCGTAGATTTCACTACTGGTGAAAAATATAAAGTAACTAGTGTTACTTCAACATCTATTGGTATTGTACAACATCCTAGAGGTGAAGGTGGATTAATTTCTGCTGTAGCTGATGATGCTAGAATCAAAAGAAGATGGAGATACGCAGATCAAGTTGATGGCGCTCCAGGAACTTCTGCTTATGTTTCTACAAGATCAGGCTCTGGTGATGAAATACACGTAGTTGTTATAGATGAAGACGGAGAAGTTTCAGGTGTACCTGGAACAGTTTTAGAATCTTATTCTAAACTTTCAAAAGCTTCAGACGCAAAAACACCACAAGGAGAGGTTAACTACTACCCAACAGTAATTAGTAATAAATCTAATTATATATTTTGGATGGATCATAACACTTCTGGTACCAATTGGGGTAACGCAGCTGCAAATACACCATTTACTGCTGTTGATGTACCTACAAGTGAATCATTATCTGGCGGAATAGACGGAACTGCTTCTACTGACGGCGAATTAAAATCAGGTTACGACCTTTTTGCTGACGCAGATACAGTAGATGTTGGATTAATCATCGCTGGACCAAGTGGTTCATCTTCACACATTGAAAATCTGATTACTATTGCAGAAAATAGAAAAGACTGTGTGGTTTTTGCTTCACCGCAAAGATCAGATGTAGTAAATGTAGCAAACTCAAATACACAAACAAGTAATGTAACTGGTTTCTTTGATGGAATTAGATCATCTTCTTACGTTGTATTTGATAGTGGTTACAAATACTGTTACGATAGATACAATGATGTGTATAGATATATACCATTAAACGGAGACATTGCTGGACTGGCTGCTAGAACAGATATTTTAGCTGACGCTTGGTACTCACCTGCTGGATTAAATAGAGGTGTTATTAGAGGCGCTGCTAAATTAGCATACAATCCTACAAAATCACAAAGAGATGACCTTTACACTAGTAGAGTAAATCCAGTTGCAACATTCTCAGGACAAGGAACAATCTTGTTTGGAGATAAAACTGGTTTATCATCACCGAGTGCTTTTGATAGAATCAATGTTAGACGATTGTTCATAACTTTAGAGAAGGCAGTAGCAACTGCTTCTAAATTCCAATTGTTTGAATTCAATGATGAATTTACAAGAGCGAACTTTAGAAACATTGTAGAACCTTTCCTTAGAGAAGTACAAGGTCGTAGAGGTATCACAGACTTTTTAGTAGTATGTGATGAAACTAACAACACTGGCGAAGTAATTGATAGAAATGAATTTGTTGCAGAAATCTTTGTGAAACCTGCAAGAAGTATCAACTTTATCACTTTATCTTTTGTCGCAACCAGAACTGGCGTTTCTTTTGAAGAAGTGGCTGGGTAATTAGTAGAGGAGAAATAAAAAATGGCAAACATAAATGACTTCAAAGCTAAACTTGCTGGCGGTGGCGCAAGAGCCAATCAGTTTAAGGTAACAATGCCTTTTCCTGGTTACGCACAAGTTGGTGGAGAAATAGAAGACTTAGCTTTTCTATGTACAACAGCTCAAATACCTGCAATGAATGTTGGTCTTGTGAATGTTCCTTTTAGAGGAAGACAGATCAAAATTGCTGGTGATAGAACTTTCGGAGATTGGACTATTACTGTTCTTAACGATACAAACTTTAAGTTAAGAAATGCTTTTGAGAGATGGCAAAACGGTATCAACAATATGTCAGACAACGAGGGTTTATCAAATCCTGTTGACTATCAAGTTGACGCATTTGTAGATCAGTTGGATAGAAATGGTAATACATTAAAATCTTATACTTTGAGAGGCGCTTTTCCTACGGAAGTAGCGGCTATTGATTTGAATTTTGGAACGAATGACGAAGTAGAAACATTCGGAGTAACTTTTCAATATCAATATTTTGAAACAAACACTACTACATAGTAGATAAATTTAAAGGGCGCCGTCAAAAGCGCCCTTTTAAAACTATTATAAGTAGTTAGAGAAAAAAGGAATAAATTATGGCAGAGTTATTTGGTTTTAATATAACACGAGTTAAACCACAAACAGATCCAAAACAACAATTTAGTCAACCGGCAGCGGAAGACGGCACACAAGTAGTTGCCGCTGGTGGATTTTTTGGTAGTTACCTTGATATGGAAGGTACTGCTAAGACTGAGCAGGATCTAATCAGAAGATATAGAGAAATTGCTTTACACCCAGAGTGTGATATGGCGATTGAAGATATTGTCAATGAGGCAATTACTTCAAATGAAAACAAACAATCTGTAAAAGTAATTACAGATGGATTAAACTATTCTTCAAAAATTAAAGTAAGAATAGAAGAAGAATTTTCTGAAGTATTAAGACTATTACAATTTAATACAAGAGGACACGACCTCTTTAGACGATGGTATGTTGATGGAAGAATCTTTTTTCAAAAGGTCATTGACGCTGAAAATACAAAAAACGGTATTGTAGAATTAAAATACCTTGATCCAAGAAAAGTTAAAAAAATTAGAGAAGTTAGAAAGAGAAGGCCTGAAGGTATGACTTCTCCTACTAATATTAATATTGCAGATGAAACTATTGAATATTTTGTGTACAATGAAAGAGGTATACAAGGTGCAGCTGCTATACAAGGAATTAAAGTTGCTGTGGACACTATTGCATTTTGTCCATCAGGAATGATAGATCAGAATAAGAATGGTTTAATATTATCTTATTTACATAAGGCAATTAAACCTGTCAATCAGTTAAGAATGATTGAAGACGCTGCTGTGATTTACAGAATTGCAAGAGCACCTGAAAGAAGAATATTTAAGATTGATGTAGGTAATTTACCTAAGGCAAAAGCAGAATCTTATTTAAGAGATGTTATGGCAAGATATAGAAACAAACTTGTATATGACGCTTCAACAGGAGAAATAAGAGATGACAGAAATTATATGTCAATGCTTGAAGACTTTTGGTTACCAAGTAGAGAAGGTGGTAGAGGAACAGATATTACTACACTTCCAGGTGGTGCTAATTTAGGTGAAATAGCAGACATAGAATATTTTAGAGCAAAATTATATAGATCATTAAACGTGCCTGTAAGTAGATTAGAGGCAAGTCAAGGTTTTAATCTTGGTCGTGCAAGTGAAATTAGTAGAGATGAATTAAAATTTACTAAATTTGTAGGCAGATTAAGAAAGAAATTTACTGAATTGTTTAATGATTTATTAAGAACACAATTAATAATTAAAGGTGTAATTTCTGAAACAGAATGGCCGTTAATTAGAGATAGTATATTTTACGACTTTTTACAAGATGGTCACTTTGCAGAATTAAAGAATACTGAAATGATGAGAGAAAGACTAAACTTGGCAAGAGAAGTAAGAGATTATGTTGGTAAATATTTTTCTGTTAATTATGTTAGAAGAAACATATTAAAACAAACAGAAGCAGAAATTAAAAAAATGGATGCTGAAATCAAAAAAGAAATTGATGACGGTATCATATCATCACCTGAAGTACAAACAACAGGCAATGATGACTTATTATAGGAGATAAAAAATGAGTGAAGAAGTAAAAAACTTTATAGACAAAATGGCACAAAATGATATGGTCGGTGCTGGAGATGCTTTTAAAGACGCATTAAGAGCTAAAGTTGGCGATCAATTAGATATTAAAAGACAAGATGTTGCTGGGAATATGTTCCAGGCACAACCCCATAGTGATCCAAAACCAGAGATCGCAGGTACAGGTACTTTTACACAAGATGGACAAGTTGAACCTACAGGAGCAGAAGCACAACCAGAAACACCAGAGGTATCAAATGCAGAAAGTCAGTCAGTTAATACAGACGCAACAGGCGTTTAATAGTAATTCATATAACAACTTAACGCCAGTATTAAAAGAGGCGATTAATGATGTTATGAAGTTAGTTAAGAATGAAGGCAATTTATTAATGAACTTTGAAAATGCAATTGAAAAAGTTGCAGAATTTCATAATGTTAATAAAGACGACATTGAAGAATACTTTGATGACGAACTAAAAGAACAAATAGAGGAATAATATGGCGTGGGTAACTGTTCCTGGAACAAATGGAATTTGGGAATATGAAAATACTGCTATAGTAACAGACACTTATAGAGATTCAGCTGATGGTGCAAACTCAACTATTACAAACGGCATTAGAAGTTGGGTAAGACCTGGTACTAGTGAAACACTAGAATGTTATATTAAATGTAGAACAACAGCAGATAATGTTGAACGTGGT